CATTGAGAGAGATGCTTGTTATCTTGCACGATCAAATGACTATGAAGGAAATTAAGCACTATTCGGTGCTAAAAGATGGGAAGTTCGGGGGAGCCGGTGGTCATCATGATGACAGGGTAATGGCGTTGATGCTAGCAGTGCATCAGGCTAAAAAGCTACCTGATTTTAGTGGCGAGACGGCTAGTGACCTGGAATATCAGTACCGCTCAACTCGTCGGACCGGTTATTAGTTTGGAGACTAAAATTGATATCACCGGGGGGTCACTTGTGGTGCAGGTAAATCTTGATAATGGGAAGGTCCATTGCTACGGGACCCTTCAGCTGGCGCAAGAGATGAGTAGCCGCTATTTTTTAACTAAAGAGATCCAGGCAGCGAAGGCGGCGCAGGAGAGTAAGAGCCGGCTAAAGGTGATTATGCCTGATGGAGCTAATGTGTGAAAAAATTTAAGAAGAATGGTAAAAAGAAGCTAAAGCAGGAACGGTATGGCACCCCGCGGCAGGTGATTAATATCCATATTCACTCAGGTTCTGCGGCTGATAAGCGCCTTTCGAGGCTTACTGGAGATACCGAGGTGCAAGTTAGGGGATAATTATGATGAAAAGACGAAAGAAAAAGATGAGTGGCAAGAATTTTAAGACGCTTAGGGGCCGTGAACCATTGCTAAAATCAGGGGCAGCGACTACTACTGATGAAAAAGCAATCGATGCGCAGTTGTATAACCGAGCCGATAATACCTTGAAGATGCTTAAGGGCAATTCAGGGATTCCGCGGCAGAAAGTGAGGATGGTCTAATGAAAGAGTATAATAACAACGGGTACCCGAAACCACACCCGGCGGAGGATAAGATTACCAGTTACGGTGGGGTACGGCCAGCAGAAAAGACTGGGCCAGCACCAATTGACATGGGTACTACCTCCGGTAAAGAGCAGGCTCGAAAATATTATAAGGGGGATGAATAAGATGAGCCAGTATTCTCATGAACGAAATGGTACGTATCTTGGAGACCCAGAAATGGTCGGGCGAATGAAGCCAAAAGATGCTGGAATTGTGGCGAGTTTTAAGAGTGGTAGCCCGTTAAAGGGAGTACCTGGTGATGATCATGGTGATCTGCCTAAATTTCCTGGTTACGGTGCCGGTGGCAAAGAGTTAAATAGCCATGCGGTGATTAAGAGAGGCTCTATCTAGAATGCCACAGACTGCAGAATTAGACATCGCCCAGGGCCTTACGCCTGTAGCGCCTGGTGAGGAAATTAATCCTGAGATTAAGATTAAGAAGGTAAAGAATCTACGGACTAATATCCAACGACGCCGGTTACCGCTATCAGAAGCTCAGGAAAAAGAAGTGAAGTTACTGCTACGACAGGCGTGGGAAGAGTGGGATTCTAATACCTCTAACCTTCGGTCGAAGCTGCGAAGGGCTAATGACCTAATGGAGGGGGTCAAGGAGCCGAAATCATTCCCATGGCCAGAATCCTCTAATTTACATATTCCGTTGATCGAGATTCATATTACAATTTGTCATTCAGTTGTAGCTGCTACCATGCTAGATATGGATCCGATCTGGTATGTAAAGACCTTGGTTGAGGGTTTAGGTGAGAACGTAGATAAAGACATTGAGAAATTTTTGCATTGGAAGTCAAAAAGTGAATGGTTTATTGATACCATTTTATCTGATGTCTATTGGACGACCTATCGTGATGGTACTGGGATTGGTGACCTTGATTGGGTAGAGCAGTACGAGGATCAATTTGACATTAGGAAGTATAAGGATGTGCCCTCATTTAAGGCTGATTTTCCTGATGAGATGGCGGCTGGTATCAGTAAGTTAGAATATAAAGATTATGTTAAGGCTCTTATAGCTGAAGATGAAATTCAGATCTTGGTTAAAGAGAAGGTGGCGAAGTATCGAGGACCAAAGCTTCGGTTAGTTGAGCTTAAGGATTTTATTGTAGTACCGACTACCGCGCCAGATTTAGAATATGCTCAGGTGATTGGTGACGCGTTTATCCAGCGTGCAAATTATTTTAAAAGTCTTGCGATTCAATCAGAAGGCGAGGAATCTTGGCTCGATCGAGCTGAAGTCTATAAGATGTGTGGAACAGCAGGACTTACCGTGACCCCGGACCAGATCTCGCAGGCGCAAGATCAGATTGAAGGGATTTCGAGGACCCGTGTCGGAAAACCAGATGAGTACTGGTGCATGCAGGGGTTAGTGAAGATTGATCTTAACAATGATGGCATTGAGGAGAAATATCTCTTCATGTATCATAAAGATTCAAATTCATTGTTGAGATTTGAGCGATATCCATATATCCATAATCGGATGAAGTATATTGTCTGGCGCTTTAAGAAGAGGCCTAACAGACTGTTAGGACAATCACTGTATGACCAGTTAGTGGACCTTAATGACGAGTTAGACACTCAGCATAACCAACGCGTAGATAGCCGGACTATTACAACAGTGCCGTCTTTTGTTAAGCTTGATTCGGTAGATTTTGATCCTACTCGTCGTGATCAGCGTTTCCGGCCAGGGGTTACTTTTAAGGTAGCGAATTTCAATCAATTTAAGCAACTTGAGATAAAGCAGACTGATATGGGTCAGTCAATGCAGGAAGAACAGAATTTATTCTATATAGCCGATACGCGGACTGGTGCGTCCCAATCACGCACTGGTCGTGAAAACTCTCGTGACCCACGTGCTTCGGGAAAGAAGCTGCAGCAATTGGTGCAACAGTCGAACCAGCGACTGGACGATCACATGAGAGAACTGCGTCTCGGAACGGCAGAACTCGGTGCACAACTTCTGGAGTTATGCTACCAGTTCTGCCCAGATTTAATCCCGTATCCAAAATTCAATAAAGATACTAAGCAATATGTGCAAGGAATGATGGAACGTAAGCATCTACGGAATCGTAACATGGTCCTTGAAGTGGCAAGAACTACGATGGCAGATAATCCTAGTCAACAGGTTCAACGAGAGTTAACAAAATACCAATTGCTTTCAAAGGAACCGTTAATTGGTGGAAATCTTATTCGTCGTCGAGAATTACTTTTTAGGCTTTTAACTGCGTGGCGTGAAAGAGATATTGAAAAATTGGTACCTACTGTTGAAGAAATTCAAAAAGAGTTGCAGGCGCAGCAACAACAGAAAAATCCAATGAATCCTGAAGATTCTCACAGCAAGTTGATCGGAACTATTGAGGGTGAGGCAGATGGTCAGAACACTCAAACAAAAGATGACAAAGGTATTCGGGCGTTGGACACTTCAAATGAGACACAGCCTGTAGCATCATAAGGAGAAAGCATGGCACTAACAGAGATTAACAAGTTGAAAATAGAGGGTGAAACTAAAGAAGCTCAGATTAAATATTCAAAAGATTTAATTCGTGCTGCCGCTAGATATGAGCGGTTAACTTCTTTAAGAGATTTTCAAGATATGTTATATGACCTTGAAAATTTAAAGGTTGTGCATGAAAATGAGGTAAAAGGATGGACTCAACAACTTGAGGGTTCCTCATTTTTTAAGAAATTGCGTTTAATGGAAGTTATAGCTACTCATCAAATTAGGATTAATCAGATAAGCGAAGCCCTTGCTTATTTTCCTAAATTGATTTCGGCAGCTAATGATGCAAGAATGTTTTTAAGAGCAGTCACTGAGGAGGAGCAAGTTAATGCCACCGGAAATTGATGATCAAGTCGAGGAACCAGTTGAAGAGATAAAAGAAGTAGTTGCCGAAGAAACCGAAACAGAAGAGCCTGTTACTGAATCACGCACTGAGAAGATTTTACAGAGTATCAGTGAAAAATTAGATAAGGCTCCTGCTAAAGAAAGCGGGCCATCGCCTGAGCAGATTAAGGCTGCTTGGCGTGAGCAAATTAAAAAAGAAACCAATATGACAGACCAGCAGATCGATTATATGGAAAATCGATTGCAGGCTGTTGTGGCTCCCTTGTACGCGGATCAGACCTATGTTGAATGGAAAAATGAGAAAGTTAATGATGGTATTGAGATTACTGATGAGATAGAAAAGGGAGTTAAAGAGTATCTAAAAGGCTATGATCCTCGTGTCAGGAATGATAAGACTTTGTTAGATAATGTATTATATATGGAAATTGGTAAGCGTGCCGCGAAGAAGAAACCAGTGGCAGTTGCGTCGAAGGAAAGTGAAGAAGCATCAGAAATTACAGGGAGGCCAAAAATCGTGCCACAAACACCTGCCCCAGCTGCCAGTTTAGCCGGCGGAGTTAAGAAAGCAGGAGCTGCCTCATTAACCCCTGAAGAAAAGATGATTGCTCGTAAGATGAGAATGACTGAGGATGAATATGCTAGCGCTAAATCTACAGCGATTATTTCTGAGTTAAAACGAAAATGATGCCTGCAGAGATTCATCCAGGCCCATCAGCCGGTAATGGTCATTTAGAGCCACGACGGACTACCTATAAGCGTGGTGATAGAATTGTTGAGCTCAGGAGATGTGCTCAATGCGGTTTTATCAATCGTGATGGTATTGAGGAAACAGGAGATTCGGTTGATTCTCCTGGGATAAGTGAGGTAGTTGAGACAGTAGTCAATGGTCGAGGAACTGCCGGCTTGCCGCAGCATTTACGAGCTCTGCAACCAGCACCGACTATAGTACTTCGATTTGGTGTAGCGAGCTTGCAATATACATTTCCTACAGTGGTTGCCGGGTGCAGGTTTTGCGGCAGTTTGAATTCTGAGGGACGTAACCGTAGCTGGAGAGATTACGGGACAGGTGTAGATTTGTCTAACAAGTAGTATCATAACAATGTAACTAATGCTAAGGAGGTTAAAATGAAATTCCATTACACAATGAGTGGAGCGCAAACATTTTTAAAGAAATATCCATTGTATTCTGCCACTACTGCAATTCCAGTTGGAGCTGTGGTTATGAAAGGTGCCACCCCTGGAACTAATCAGGGCTTCGGGATTATTGGAGCCCCAGCATATCCTGGTGTTTTAGGAGTTACTGAAGTTGCAGATGCTAATGTTGTAGCTGGTGGTGATTCAAAACAAGATGGTTCTGCTTTCACAAGATATAAACTCTGTATTAATGCTGACGCGGTGTATCTATGCGAGTTGACTGATCCAACTACTGCTAATATTGCAGTGGCATCAAGTTCAACCGTTACGGTAACTATCACTAGCCTTGAAGATGATATTGATGGTGGCTGGTTGTGGGGTTCTGATGGTCAATTACAATGGATCGCTACCTCGGCTGCAGGTTCTTGCACCACGAAGACCGCAACAGGTTGGACGTCAGCTATTAAGGTGTCTCGGTTATTGCCATTATTTAAGATCCTTGCAGATCTTAATACTGCTGCGACTAAGTTGTTACCAGCTGCAGCGATTGGTACCGGCAAGATTATCATTGTAGAAAATTATGTGCAACAAAAGCCAAATGCAAGGATTGAAACACTTGATCCTACTAAACATTCTGGGATTACCATGGATAATACCTTTGCAAAATTGTTTTCAGATATTATGTTCCAAAACCATGCTTTAACTGCTATTGGAGCTAGTTAACAATTGATCCTTCCTGGGTACTTAACCGTACCCAGGAATGTTGTTTAAGTTAAATTAAAGGAGGAACTTCAATGTCTTTTGTTCAGGAAAATTTTGCTGATCTCCTGGAACCAGGACTTCGCAAAATATTTGCAGATGTGTTTAATCGGCAGGAATCCATGCTAAGTGTCCTTTTTAACATGCAATCTAGTGACAAAGCAGTTGAACATGATTTAGAGATGGGAGACATGGCGAACCTTGAACCATTTGAAGGAACCATTCCGTATGATGATTCTGGAGAGGGTTACAAGGTTGATTATACCCACTTAGAATATGCCCGTGGCATCAAGATTGAGCGACGTTTAGTCATTAATGATTTATATAATATCATTAATCGACGGCCGGCAGCTTTAGCGTTGTCTGCTTTTAGACGGCGTGAAGCGGATGGTGCTAGCCTATTTAACAATTCATTTGGCTCTGCAGGATTTCTTGGTGGTGATGGGCTTGGTCTTTGTAATTCGGCTCATACTTCTAGAAATGGTGGTGCTAATCAATCCAATGTTGGAACAGATGCGTTGTCTGCTGTAGCAGTTGAGACTGCTAGGCAGCTAATGATCGCGTTTAAATCTAATAGGGATAATATCATAACAATCAAGCCTACGATGCTGATTGTGCCGCATCAATTAGAAGAAAAGGCGTATGAAATCATCAACAGCAAGGGCAAAGTAGATACAGCACAGAATAACGCAAACTTTCATCAAGGTAAATACTCGTTGGTAGTGTGGCCAAATTATTTGACCGCTGTTACTAAATGGTGGATGGTTGATGCTGAGTTGATGAAAATGTTCCTGCTATGGTTTGATCGCGAGCCAGTTCAATTCTTTAAGGATAGGGATTTCGATTCGCTGCAGGCAAAATTTGCCGCGTACGGGTACTATTCTTTTGGATTTTCTGATTGGCGCTGGGTGCTGGGAGAAAATGCCTAAGGTTAGGAGATATGCATGCCACAACGAACCATTGAAAAGATGGGAGCTGACGAAGTAGCAGCTATTGCAGAACAAGTTAAAGATCAAGAAGAAATACTAGATAATGTGGATAACTTAGGAAGTGATTATCTTCAAGATAAAGATGGCCTAAGGAAACAAATTACTCGGTCGAAAAAGATTCTTGAAAAAGATGCTGAATTAGTCCCGCAGACAGCAGGACAGAAGGACGCGATCTTCAAGGAGATTAAACGACTAGAGGAATTAGTGATTAAGGAGATGCCTACTGTCAATGAAATGAATGCTCAGTTAGGTTCTCGAGAAGCAGATCAGGCTGTACGAAAAAACCTTAATTTCCAAAAGAAATGGAATAGCGTTCTTCTTAGGTTAAAAGACTTGAAACGGAGATTAGATCCTGAAGATCCGTTTGCAGGAGATTTAGAGCGTATTAGGCCGAAATAGGAGGTTTAAAATGAAGTTACTTAAAGTTTTTGCGCTAGTGATGGGCTTAAGTACGTTGGTTCATGCTGTAACAATTCAATCGTTTAATGGTTCAGGTGCTAATAGCACCACAGTAGAA